CTGGACCTGAAAAAGTTGATTTAGCCATTATTTTCTCCTAACTAAATATGTTGCGCCATCTTGGAGTAAGTCTGCCGAGTCAGTTGGTGCAACGAGTTATCTCGGTTTAGATAACTATACTACTTTAGAGGTCTTGAGGGAAGTTTTCTTTAGATTTTAAAATTTCTTCTCTGCACTTAAACAAAGCTTGATAAGATTCTTTAATAGCTGGATCTTTACCAAATTCATCTATCATATCTTTACCAATCATCTCAACTAAAGCTATGACAGTTGTCATTCTGCCATCTATATCTTTTATTTTTTGAATGTCTTTTGCTGTCATTGTAGATTCTTCTTTCTGTCTAATATTATAACCATCTAGCCAGTTTTTTACATTAATTAATTTTTTGCTAAAGTCTGGATATGTTTCCCAATCTCTTATTTCTTCTATATTTCGGCCGCAACCTTGACATCTTTCGTCAAAGGGAGCCATTGACGTTGAGCAACGTCCATTGCAGGGTGAGTTAGCTAGGCTAATACTCATATGTAAACCAGTATTCATAAATATACCTCGGTTTACTCAAATTCTACATCAAGAATCTAATTATAGGTAGCTTTTTGTAACTTTTTATATATAAAAAAAGGGGTGCAAATGCACCCCTTTTATCAATTGCTAAGAATTAAGCACCTTGAGAAGCGAAAACAGCTCTCCAATTGGAGTAACCGAAAGAGTATCTTTCTCTAGCTTTGTAACGCATGTTACCAGTATCGAAATCACCCTCTAGGGCTGTTGACATAGGACTTCTTTGGAAGTGTTTAAAGCCATCTGGACAATCTGTTTTTAGGAACCAAGCATCATTGTCTGTTAGATAGTGGTTAACCACATATCCATCAGGACACATACCCATATTCCTAATAGCGTTGATGTCATTGTCAGATGTACCAACTCTACCAGGAGTGTTGATTAATCTATCAGCGACAAACTGCAATTGAGGTGGAACAATTAACTTCATACCTTTCAGAGCAATTTGTAATTGTCTGTCGTCGGTTAAAGTTGAAACAGAAATCAACGCATCTTCTAATGAAGTTTCGTTAAGGTCTGTATATGTTGAAGGTCTGTTACTTGCAGTTCCGCCGCCACCAAGAGGGTGAGCATTAGAAACAAGTGGTTGACCGTCGCCACCAGTAAAATTACTGTCAAACGCATTGTTTAACACAGAAGCAGCTTTAATCTGCTTAGTGTTAGCCATAGATCTAGCCAAGGCTTTTGTATACCTTGAACCAAGTCTATCGTAAAGATTATCTTCTACAGCTTCTTCTGTAAGAGCAAAAGCTAAAGCAACAGTTTCATGGTTGTAACGTGAAGTATAACCTTCTGAAGCGTTATCAAATGATACTCCGCTTCCTTCAGCTTTAACTGAAGCGTTTCCAAAACCAATAATCATTACTTCTTCTTCAAACGCTCTATCTGAAGATTCTGTCTCGTAGATTTCTTCGTGTTCAGAATCGTACCTTGCATACTCCATGCCGAAAAGGGCATTAAGACCAGGCTCTAGTTCTTTTGCTAATTGGGATCTATTAATAGCCATTATTTATACCCCTACTGTTTGAGCATAGAAGTGCTCGTTAATTTTAACAATCAAGTTCACGTTTGTTGAAGCTGAACCAGTACCTAGGGTGCTGTTTTCAGGATCAGTAGAAACGCCCACAATCCTTAGCTGAGCTGAAGTTGCAGCAGTAGTGCCACTAATTTCAACAGCTGAAATACCTGTTATTGTTGAACCAGATGTATAAACAGTGTCTGCGTTGTTACCAACAACAGTCTGTACTACTGAACCAGTAGCAGCTGATTGAACTTCAAACAAGGCATTAGGATCGTCAACTACGAATGCCACCGCGTCAGATGTCACAGTTCCATCAGGCCAATACGATGAAAAAATCGTATCTCCGCTTGAATTTGTATATTGACATCCTCTAAAGACTCCTAGTACAGGATTATCCGTAGCGCCAGCAACTAAAATAGTTCCTGCGTTGGTCATCTTCACTAGGTCGCCTGAAAAAATGTTTCCAGATGCACCAGAGGCAATTTTATATTCAGTTGTTCCTTCGCTGTTATAACTCGAACCAACTTTTCCTACTGGTTTTAATCCGAAAGGTGCATTTTGATTAGACATATTATTACCTTTAAATTAAATATTTATTTAACGGTATAAGAATTAACTTCTTTTACCGCCACCAAAAGTTACGCTTGATGTTCTCTGAGGTTTTAACATCGGAGAACTTGGATCTGATTCCTTCATTAGATCATTGTCAATAGCTTCTTGTTGCTGTTGAGCACGCTCTGAGAAATAGGCGTTTCTTTCTTCACGTGTTTCATTTGGAATCTTAGCCAAAAGCAAACCACCAACTGCGACAACACCAGCGTGCTTTCCATCATCAATCGAAGGAAGTTCAAAGTCTCCAATCTCTTCAGTACGCACAAGCTCAAAGCCTTCACGTAACCTAGACATTACATTCTTTTTATCTTCCTGACCGACAATTTCGGCTCTTATCCACCTATAGGTATAACCTTCAGGTGCAGGTGGTGTCTCCAACATAGATGGGGGACGCCATGGTTTGCGAGCGTTCATAGTAGCTCGAGTATCAGCAGAACGCGGAGTTCTGTTATTAGTTTCTTTTTTATCAGCCATATTTATTACCTTTTAATATGCTTAGCGTATTCTTGAACTGGTACATTCAAACGACGAGCCATTTCGACTTCGCTTTTGCTTAGTCTGACTTGACGTTTTCTGCCAGAGCCTTCAGATCTTCCAGCTGGAGCAACAGTTTGCTGCATCCTTGCTTTAGATTTTACCGCGCTACCACCACTAAATTTGTGAGGGAACTCAGCTCTCATACGTTTGTCTATCTCATCATAGTACATTGAGTCGCTAGGATCAAACCCTTCTTCCTCAATTAATTTTTGATGAATGTTAAAAGCAGCTAAAGTCATTATTTCGTCTTGACCAAACCACTCGTTTTTTTCTGCCCAAGACTCTGCTTCAGGGTCTGCTTGCGGAGTCGGAGCTTGAACTGGTTGTTGAAATGCTAGTTGATTTGGAACCTGTTGATATACAGGCTCTCTTTCAATTTGCATTCTATTATTAGCTAATTTGCTTTCTTCAACAGTAATCTTGTCAAGAATTTCTTGGGCTTTTGTTACTTTGTCCCAATCTTGCTCTTGATAAGCATTCTTTAAAACAGCATTAGCTTGAGCTCTTTGAGACTTTAATCTATTTTCAGCTTCACCATAATAGCTTTGATTAAGCTGAGATGTGCTGGTTTTTAGATTTTGGTTCTCTTCTTGTAAGCTCTTTGCATACTCGTAAGCAGATTGAGCGGCACGCTCTTGCTCACGCATTTTTTTAGTTAAATTAGCAATACGCTTTTGAACATTTTTTGAATAGTTCTCTAGTTCGTCTTGCTCTTCATCTTTTTTAGTTTCTTCTTCAGAAACATCTTCTACATCGGCTTGATCTTCCTCTGGAATATCCAGTTCTACAATCTCACCTTCATCAACCTCTTGTTCTGGAGCTTGATTATTTTCTTCTTCTAGCATGAGTCCTCCTCACGTTTACAGCGTGACGATATCATCGGGATCTGCGATCGTAGCGATAACCTCGTCGTCGTTAATAATACGGCATTCTGCATCATCGCCTAACTTAAAGCGAGCTCCAGCATACCGACCAATTAGCACCCATTGCTTCTCCTCACACCAAGGTGTGTCTCCAAACTTGTCTTTGTCTTTGTAACAGAGTGGTCCCATCTTAATTACGTAAGCAACCACCGAGGCTAAAGCCTCTCTGTCAACTGACTCTTTTGTTAATACAATTCCACCTTTAGATACACCTCTGCCTCTGTATGGAAGAATTAACATTCTCCATCCAGTAGGATTTGGCATTCTTTCTATTAAGGTTTTGTCAACCAAGGTGGGGTCTAAAACTCGAGCTTCTGCGCTGACAAAAGCTTTGTCAATCTCAGATTTATTTTCTTCTACTTTTTTTTCTTCTGCGGCTTTGTCTTTTTCTAATTCAGCTGCAATATGGTCAGGTACCAACACTTTGTTCTTCGTCATTTTCTTCTATCCTCTCTAGCAACTCCCTAAGTTCTTGTTCTACGTCAACGAGGGAATTGTAACGTCCACGTAGATATTGATAGTCTTCAAAAGATTGAACACCGTTGAGCAATTGGCTCTGGGTGTCCTCTTTCTTCTCCTTTAGCCTTTTTTTTAATTGGTCAGCTACCCAAATTGTTGACATTAATAAATGCCAGAAAACTTACCGCCGTACTCAGCAGCGCCCATACCTCTGGCTTTACCTTTGCCCATTCCTGGCTTTGGAGAAGCGTCAGCAGAAAAAGTTCCTTCGTTGTTTTTTGAAGGGACAGTACCTTTGTTGCTGTATGATAATTTGTTTTTGTCTACTTTTATATTTTTAGCCATTTGTTTACCTAAATTGATCGAACTGTTTTAGACCGATATCAATCAATTTTAATTCTTTTTGTTGGTCAAGTCTATCTTGAGTCGTATCGTCCTTCATTCTAGCAATATCTCGCTGAGCGTCAATCCTTTCTCGATCTATTTGATCTTGTCTAGCTTTTTCATCTGCTCGCATTTGCTCTTTAATAGCAAATTGTTCTTTCTCTTGTTGTAGTTCTTGACCTTTGAGTGCTAGCTCTTGTTTTCTAATTGCGACCAACGGATCTTCTTGCGGAGGTGTTGCAACTTGTTGAGCAAACTGAGTCATTAGCTCTGTCATTATTGGCGAGCTAAACTGAGCCAGTATTTCATTGGCTTGTTGATTGAGCGCCGCCGCGTCAACAGGTGTGGATTGTTGGGCTTGTTGCTGCAATTGTTGATATTGCTGCATGGCCTCGGGCGGCATCTGCTGTTGCGCAATCAAGTCAGCTTTCATTTGTAAATGCTGCATGATATGCGAATGTATGTTTGCTTGAATCTGAGCGTTCATTTGAACAGGCTGCATGTTCAACAGGTTAACGTGAGATGCGATATGAGCATCATGGTTTTGCTGAATAAATGCTTGCGCTGTTCCACCCATTAATAAAGTGCTGTTTTCCATTCCAGACTCAATCGGTTTAGGTTGAGTGTCTGGAGGTGGTATCAATAACGCATCAATATTATCTGTTCCTAACGCAGCATACATTCTGCGATAGGCTTCATACATACCATTTGGACCATGAATTTGCGGATTGGATTGAACCAATTGCATCATTTCTTGAGCCATAATAATTCTTTGGCTGGTAGAGAATATGTCTGGGTTAGAGACAGGGAATACATCCACTCTATCGTCAAAGTCAGCTTGTTTAATTTCCATTTGCCCACCCGCTACAGCGTATGGGTAAGACTCTGGCAAGCTTTTAGCAAAAATATTTGCCAATAATTTAAATTCTTTCTTTTGACCTGCATGCAAACGCTTATGAATGGCAGATAAAACCTTGGTAGATTTTTCTAACAAAGCAACCGTCGTTCCTACAGGTGCTTGCGAATTGCCTTCACCTATATTTATTTCAGCAATAGAGGCAAATCTTTGACCGCTTTGAACTAACAAGCCTAACAAAGAAAGTAAAGTTTGACTTGGCTCTTTAAATGGTAAAGGTTGGATTGCATCTCGCAAAGATCCTGCGGGTGCATCCACGTCTCTAAACTCACCTGGTTGAATCGGAGAATCTTCGTCTCTAATTCTAATACCTCTGGTTTTAAAACCAGCTGGCAAGTTAGCCAAAGTACCAGCATCAATTAATTGTCTAACAATTGAAGTTGAAGCTTTGGATAAACCACCAATCATATGAGTTAAACCAAATCCGTAGAATCCTAAACCAGGTAAGAACT